GTTCCTTGGTGGTGGACGGGAAGCCTGTCGCCAAGATTCGTGATTGGTCGCTTGATACGACGGTTGAACTGATCAGTACGAACACCGTCGATAGCACCAGCAACACGTTTGTCCCTGGCATCAAAAGCGCCACCGGCAGCGCCACGCTGGTGTACTACAGGCTTGAGGCTGGTGAGTCTGCCACCTACAGCCAGTTCACGGCATTACTGGGCAAGATCCAAAAGGTTGGCGCGGTTGCCGAATCTGACCGCGTGCTGATGGAACTGAAAGTCGGCACCAACGCCAACGACAACATCCAGTTTTACGCCTACATCACCTCGGCACAGGTGGCGGTTTCTACGGGCGAACTGACTTCGGTGCCAATTCAATTTACGGTTGACGGCGACTTCATTGCCGGAGGCGTAATCGAATGACGGTATTCCTAGGCGTTCATGGTTCCGTAAAACTGCGCCGCAATACAGGCGTCATCCCGATTGAAGTTGCTGACAGCATTGACCCGGCAGATGTAAACACCAGCCTCAATCGCATCGGTTTTGATACATCCCTAGACAATATCCTTACTGGCGACCGCGTAGACATTACGACCACCGACGCACGCGGCTTGGTGTGTTTTGCCAGCAGTGCATGGGCCTCAGGCGTGGTGGAGCACTCAATTTCGGCTTACGTCAACGTCAACAACGCAGGCGGCCTACGGTTTTTCACTACCTTTTCCGATGCGGTCAATAACAACAGAGCTGCTGAACTGAGCACCTATGCCTTTACCGGCAACCCGCTTGCGATCAGCTACACAATCCGCGACGTTAATTACAACACGCTTGGCAATGTAACCAGCTATCAGCTCAACACCGACCGCGAAGCACTTGACGCCACAACCCTAAGCGATAAGTTCCGTAGCCAATTTGCAGCAGGACTAATCAGCGGCAGTGGAACGATTGACTGCCTGTTTGATTACACAACTAACGGCGAAAAAGAAACGCCCTTGGTGATGCTGCAGTTGATCCAACGTCTTGATATTGGCAGCGAATTTGAATGCGCGTTTTATCTGACCGACTCGGAAATTACGCCTGAAACGGAAACGATCTTTTATCAAGCAACCGCGATGGTCACGCGGGCTGGCGTCACGGTCAACACAACTGACACAATCCAGTGCGCGATTGATTTTGTAACCACAGGCGAGATTCGGTTGCTGGTGGGACGCCCTGCCGATTACATCCTCAAGGAAGACGACGACCGCATCCAACTGGAACAGTCTCTCAACTTCCTGCTACAGGAAACGACTGATTAAACTGACTTTACGGCCGCAGGCACTGGAGGCTTTACCTTGTCCGACCAACGCATTACGCAGTTACCTGCCCTTTCGGCTGCGTCTGCGGCGGCCACCGACGTATTGCCTGTTGCCGACGTATCGGCCAGTCAGACCAAAAAGATCACGGTCAAGGATCTGGTAGATGCCGGTCTCGACCTTGTAGATGCCAGCAGCATTGATCTATCAAAACTGGATCAGTCCAGCACCACCAAGATCGGCGCTACTGCCCTTGCTTCTGGCGCTGTCACTGCAGCCAAGCTTGCGGCTGATTCCAGCATTGCGGTTGATACCACCGCTCCTGTTAGCGACAACTTTGAGGGTCGCGGCTACTACAACAGCAGTACCGGCATCCTGAAGGTTTATGCGGCTGGTGCCTATGCCGACGTAAATGCGACGATTGCCAACGACGCAGTTACCACCGCCAAAATCCTTGACGGCGCCGTAACGACTGCCAAGGTCAGCAGCCTTGACACGGCAGCACTGGCTAACGGTGCAGTCACCTACGCCAAGATCCAAGACGTTTCCGCCACGGACAAACTGCTGGGTCGCAGCAGCGCAGGATCCGGCGACGTAGAAGAAATTACCTGCACCGCAGCGGGACGGGCACTACTTGACGATGCTGACGCTGCAGCACAACGCGCCACGCTGGGGCTCGGCACACTCGCCACACAATCCGGCACCTTCAGCGGCACCTTCAGTGGTACTAGCTCCGGCACCAACACGGGCGACCAGACAATCACGCTGACCGGCGACGTTACCGGCTCTGGCACGGGATCGTTTGCTGCCACCATCGCAAGCGCAGCAGTCACCGAAGCCAAGCTGGCTAGCAACGCGGTTTCTACCGCCAAGATCGTTGACGACGCGGTAACCGCCGCAAAACTGGCAGACAACAGCGCGATCATTGTCAGCAATGCCACCCCGAGCGGTTCTGGCGCATTTACGGGTCAGCAGTGGCTGAACACTGCAACAGGTATTGAGTACACCTGGACCGGCAGCGCATGGCAGCGTCAGGCAGCGGTCAACACGCTTACGGTCAGCGACGCCTCGCCACTGGCGTTTTCGGTTTCGTACCCGGATAACTTCAGCGCCAACGTTGATGTAACGCTTGACACTCAAGCCGCCAACCGCGTCTGGGCTGGACCGACCACTGGCTCTGATGCTGCGCCTAGTTTCCGCGCATTGGTTCCCGGCGATCTCCCCGATGCCACCAGCGTCGCCAAGGGCATCATCGTTCCTGGCACGGGTCTAAGCGTCAGCAGCGGCACGCTCAATCACTCCAACAGCGTTGCAACTGGTACTTACACCAAAGTCACGGTTGACGCGCAGGGTCACGTCAGCGCCGGCACCACGCTGAGTGCATCTGATGTACCAAGCCTTGACGCCAGCAAGATCACAACCGGCACCTTTGCCACGGCATTGGTTGCTAATGACGCGATCACTGGCGCGAAGCTGTCGGATTACTCCACCGCACAGATTGGTGAGGCACTGCCAACGGCTGACTTTATCGGTCAGTTGTTCTTCAACCCGCTTGATAAAAACATCTATCTCTGGGACGGTAACGTCTGGCAGCCGGTCGGTGTTTCGCTGGGTGAGCTGGTATTTGCCGGCACCTATGACGCCACCCTGAATGAGGTTGTTACTACTACAACGGTCGGCGCTGCTGTCGGCTTGGTGGCTGGTGATCCGCTGCCTGCTGCATCTAGCACCCTCACCTCTTATTACGTGGTGGTTGCTGAGGCTGGTACGGGTGTGGCGCCTGCACCTGCTGTTGCACTGGCACCGCCTGACATCATCCTTTGCGATGGCGCCAGCTGGACTGAAATTGACGTGTCCAGTACGTATGTGGCGCAGACCGCTGCAAACGTTGGCTTTACACCTGCAGGCACGATTGCTGCCACCAACGTTCAAACCGCAATTGAAGAGGTTGCGACTGAGGCGGCTAACGCCACAAACCTGACAAGCGGCACTGTTGCTGTTGGCCGAGGCGGCACTGGCGTCACCTCTTACACCAAGGGTGATCTGCTGGCGGCATCGGCTAGCACCACGCTCAACAAGCTTGGCGTTGGCACCAACGGTCAGGTATTGCGTGCGAACAGTGCAACCGCGACTGGTTTGGAGTGGGGCGCTGACTTTGTTGGAACTGTTACCAGCGTTTCAGGCTCTGGCGCAATCAGCGTTGCCAACGGAACTACCACCCCGGCAATCAGTGTCGCCTCTGCTAGCACCTCTGTTGTCGGTGTCGTTCAACTCAGTGATTCGACTAGCACCACCAGTTCCGTTCTGGCGGCGACTTCTACAGCGGTTAAGGCTGCCTATGACCTTGCTGATGCTGCACTGCCTAAAGCGGGTGGCACGGTAACTGGCAACATCAACCTTGATACCAACGTCAGCCTGGTATTTGAAGGCACCACTGCTGATGCTTTTGAAACCACGCTGAGCGCCACCGATCCAACGGCTGACCGCACCATCAGCCTGCCTAATGCTTCTGGCACAGTTGCGCTTACCAGCGACCTAAGTGCTTATGCGGCACTGGATACGGCGCAGACTTGGACAAAGGGCCAGCGCGGTGAAATTACTGCCCTAACCGACGGCGCCACGATCACGCCTGATTTTGCTGACTCCAATAACTTCAGCGTGACGCTTGGTGGCAATCGGACCCTTGCAAACCCGACTAATCTCACCGCAGGTCAGTCGGGCTGCATTTGGATCACGCAGGATGGCACCGGCTCCCGGACACTGGCTTACGGCAGTCAGTGGGACTTCACCGGAGGAACCGCACCGACGCTAACGACCACTGCCAACGCGGTTGATTGTTTGGTGTATGCGGTGCAAAGTAGCACCAAGATCACTGCCACCCTGATCACCAACCTGAGCTGAGCTAATGATTCCTGGAAGCGCTAATCCTCTCCTGCTTGCTACTGCTGCAGCCGGAGGATATTCCATTAGCAGAAGCGTTCGTTTCAACAGTAGCGACAGTGGTTACTGTTCCCGAGTTCCATCCACCGCTGGAAATAGGAAGACGTTTACCTTTGCCGCTTGGGTGAAAAGGAGTGCGCTCGGAGGGGAGGACAAACTCTTCACGGCAGGCTCAGGGTCAACTATTACCTACCTGTCTTTTGGAGACAACGTCACTGATGGCCTTACGTTTGCGAGGTATACCGGAAGCCATACGTTTCGCCTAAGCACCACTCAGGTCTTCAGAGATCCCAGCGCCTGGTATCACATCGTCCTAGCTGTCGATACTTCTCAAGCTACTGACACAAACCGTGTCAAGCTGTACGTCAACGGCACGCAAGTAACGGTATTCACGACTGCTACTTACCCCGCACAAAACGGTGAATACGAGATCAATAATACAAACGACCATCGTATTGGCGATGGCACGGGAAGCTATTCCGGCGCTGGCCAGTTTGATGGGTATTTAGCCGACTGCTTCCTGATCGACGGCCAAGCCCTAGACCCCACCAGCTTCGGTGAGTTCTCCGCCACCACCGGCGTGTGGATGCCTAAGGCGTACACCGGAACATATGGCACCAACGGATTCCACCTTGATTTCTCAAATAATGCCTCCGCCGCCGCATTAGGGACGGACTCTAGTGGGAATGGGAATACGTGGACCGTCAACAACCTATCCGTCACTGCTGGTGCAGGCAACGACAGCCTCGTAGACGTTCCCACTAATGGCAGCGAGGTTGATACGGGTGCTGGTGGGCAGGTGAGGG